TCCAGCTCGGCGATGGGTTGCTTTTTAGTCATGGTGTCCAGGGCGTCCTTGAGGTCGCCCAGTATCCCAGCCACGCCGATGGCGTCGGTGGTCGCTTTGCCCAGCCGGCCCGCCTCGGCCCAGGCCGGCGACTCGACGTGGGGCAGCGAGGCGATCCGGCAGAGCCGGACCGCCTTGAGCACCGTGCGCAGGGCCTCAAGGCGGTTGAAGTCGGAGATCTCTTCGGCCATCGTTATGGCTTTGTCGAAGCGGGGGCTGATGATCCCCTCCAGCCGCTTGGCGGTGATGTAACGGGCGTTGAGCAGGGAGGTGGCCAGGGCGTTGCCGAAGAGTTCAGGCAGCAGAACGTTTGGCAGCGGGTTTCGGCCGACCCAGCCGATGGACTGGTTGACCGGCATCCGGGCAATGATCCCAGAGGCCACCCCGCCCATGTTGCGCCAGCGGTTCCGACCGCGAGCCTCGGCTATCCGACCGTAAGCGGCGCAGACCGTCACGAACTTGTTGGCGAAGGTGTCGCTCTCGGCCACCAGGGAATTCACCCAGGTCTGCAGCTCCGAGGCGGTCAGACCGTCCGGGACGGCCGCCTCGGCCCCAAACCAGATCGGCTTGTGGACGTTGAAAAGCGTCGCCGCCTTGGCCGCCATCACCGCCCAGTCGGCCGAATCCGACGGCCCTACGGCCCAGACGTACTCAGGCAGAAATCCCAGGTCAATGGCCTGATCCACGGCGCTCATGAGGGAGGTGACGGTCGTTGCCGGGGCGGCGGTCTTGACCCGCCAGTAGTCGCCCACCACCAGGTCGCCGGCCGCGAAATCGAACGCGGCCGAGAGGCCCACGTCGGGGATGGCCAGGTCCTCCGTGGTCACCGTCTTCTGGGTGATCTCCCAGGAGAGGCCGTTGTCGAGGGAGATGTTGACCTTGCCCACACCCGAGCCGCCGGCCTTGACGGCCTCGATGAAGACCTCGGTGTCCATGTCGGCCGCCGAGCCGATGTTCAGAACAGCGCCGGACGCTGCCGATGCGGTCAGCGAGCCGACCGTGCCGTCGTCCGCCTTGGTTGCGGGCACGGCCAGAAGATAGGGATCGTCGCCGTTGTAGAAAGAGAAGTGATCCTCGATCCGGTCGGTCAGCGGCCCAGGGCCCAGCAGATCGGCCAGGTCCGACTCCGGTCCGATGGAGTAAGCGTTGCCCACCGAGCCGTCCTTGCAGACGCCCAGGAACAGGGGCACGCCGGTGACCTGATCCGGGCCGATGCCCGCGGACCCGTCGATGAGATATTCGTGTACGTCAGATAAGGGCATGGATTATTCCTCCTTATAGCCAGAGCCGAGTTTCTTGGCCTTGAAGGCCTTGAGCCCGGCCTCGAATTCCCGCTGGCTCAAGTGTGTGGCCAGGGACCAGCGCTTGAACCTGAGCAGGCCGGCCGCTATCGGGGCGAGGGTCATCTTTTTGCCCTTGCCCGTAACCAGGTCGGCCGCCTCCAGCCAGTCAAAGACGGTAGGCTTTTCGGTCCCGTTTGCGGCCGGGGTTGCAGCCTCGCCCGTCGCCTCCGACTGGGCGGCCGCCTGCCCCTTCTCGTCTCTTTCGTCGGGTTTCTTGGCCATTAAAACCTCCTCAGGGCAGGGTCTCTTCACCCTCGCCCAGTTTGGCGGTGATCGTCACGTCAGGCATGGCCGGCTCGACCACGGCCTTGAGCACCGCGCCGTGAATGATGAGCTGGACATTAGCCTGGGCCTCATTTTTTATTTGAGCCGTGGAATCCGACCAGACGACCCCGCTGATCTCGACTTTTGCCTTAAAATTGAGAAGGCCGGTCACTTGGGAGCGGTCAATGGTGTAGCCGTCGGCCAGGTCCGGGTCCAGATAGACCACCTGGGGCAGGGCGGTCAGAAAGGCGGTCAAGAGTTCGTCAGCCTGGCCCTCGGTTTTATGAGAAATGATTGCGTCCAGACGCAATGAGCGATCGAAGATTTTGAAGACCCTCAGCCAGGTGTCGCGGGCCTCCTCGTCCGGGTGGTCCTCATCTCGGAACTTCTTGTATTCCACCGAGTCGGTCCGGCTGAGCTCCTCAGACTCTCGCTCCGGCGGGGTCAAGACCGAGGCATAGGGCAAAGCCTTGTGCCGCTTGGCCTCTGAGGCGTCGGTGTAGATGGTCTCCAGGCCCACGGCCGTGAGTTGATCGGTCAGAAACTTTTTGACCGCCTCGATCATTTATTCAATCCCGTCTCGGCCAGGGTCTCGGCCACGATGGCCTGGATCTCCGCCAGGTCCTCCTGGTTGAGTCCGATGAACTGCCGCTGGGGCATCCCGCCCGAGCGCCGACCGCGGGCGATCTGGTCGCCGAAGTTGTGCCGGGCGGCGTAGACCACGTTGGTCCCCCACTCGGCCTTGTCGGGTCCGCCCCGGCCGGTGATGGATTTTCGCAGCCGGGCAGTGTCGGTCAGAGTCTGGCCGCCGCGCTCAAGCACCCTGGCCGAGGGAATCCAACGCCGACCCTGAGGGTCGCGTTCGGTGCGAAAGCGCTCCAGGGTGGAGGAGACTCCGTGCTCGGCGATCCGTTTATGCATTCGGGTGAAGTGGTAGGGATCGGCCAGGCCCTTTAAGGCCCGGTCCAGCCGCTTCCAATCGCCAGTCAGTCGCACCCCGGACATAGGGTCAGCCCCCTAACGCCTTGAACGCCGTTGAACCGTTCAACCGGCCCGTCACGGGTAGCGCTCCCGCCAGCCCGAGGGTAGGGCCGGGTCTGGGTGCACGGCCTCTATCTGGCTCTCAGGCTCGCTCTCTCCCTGGGCGTCGGTCACGCCCAGGCTGTTATTCCCCGCGGCCACGCCCTGGAGGAACTTGATCGCGCCGTCGTAGTTCTCCTTGACGGCCCGGTCCTCGGAGTTGGGGTCGTAGCCCTTGGCCGAGAGCAAGTTCCACAGGGCCACCCGCACGGTCAGGGTGACCAGGATCGCCGGCGCAGGGGAAAGCGGGGTCTGGTAGCGGGCGGCCAGGTAGCCGTTGATCTCGCCCTCGGCGTCGGCGATGGCCTGGTCCACCCGCATCTGGTTTTCAGACTGGGTTTGATCGCCGGCCAGGGCTTCCACCGTGGCCAGACTGACCTTGGCGATCAGTCCGGTCCGGTTCAAGTAGTCGCCCACGGGTTATACGTCCTCTGCCTTGGCTTTCCGGGCCAGGAAGGCTTCCCAGGCCTCGTCCCGGCCGGCGGAGTTGAGGTCCCGGACGCCCAGCCGCTTCTCCAGGTGTTCTACTGTGGGTTTGCCCTTGTCCTTCCCCGATTTAGTGACGACCTCGCCGGCGGCGCGGCAGGCCTCAATGGCCGTCACCACTTCATCGAGCAACACGCCGCCTACCATCTCGGGCTCGTTCTCCGGCTCGGTCTCAGCCGGAGGCTCGGTTTCAGCCGCCGGCTCGGTCTCAGCCGGAGGCTCGGTTTCAGCCGCCGGCTCGGTCTCGGCCGGGGGTTCGGTTTCAGCCGCCGGCTCCGGCTCAGCCTCGGCCGCCGGCTGGGGTTCCTCAGCCGGGGCCGGAGCCTCGTCTTCGACCTCAGGCGGGGTCTCGACTTCGGGCGGGGCCTCGATCAACACAGCCGCGCCGTCGGCCACGAGCTCAGCCGCGGTGGTCTCGTCCACCTCAAGCTCAGCGCCGGGCGGATACCACTGGCCATTGAACTTGATGGTGTGGCTGGCCTTGATCGGTGTCGTGGGTGCCATGCCTGCCTCCTAAACCACGTCGGCGGCGACGAAGCAGCTTGCGTTGTGGATCACCGGCAGAGGCCGCGCCTCGACCTTGACCCAGACGCCGGAGGGGTCTTTCTTGCGCCAGGACTTGGCGAAGAAGATGTTGGCCTTCTGGCCCGAACCGACGCCTCCCGGAGCGTCCAGATCGACCACCGGGGCGTAGTACTCCTCAAAGTCCTCGGCCGTCAGACCGACCAGCATGAAGGCGTCCGAAGCGACGTAGCGCTGGCGGGTTCCGCTGGTGTCGAGATAGGAGCCGGTGTACTCGATGATGTCCACCTCGGCCAGCTTGGCTACCCGGCCCTCCTCGGCCAACTGCTTTCCGGCCAGATAGACCAGGTACTCTTTGGCCTTGGGGATGAGGGCGTCCATCGCCGCGTAGCCGCAGAAGGCCACCCAGGAGATAATCGGATTGGCGGCGTCGTCCTCGATCAGCCGCTTCCAGGTCCGGATGTCGTTAATGGGGTTGCCGCCCTCGGCGCTCCATTTATCACCCGCGGCCAGGGTCACGGCGTGAGTTCCAGGAAGGCTCCAGTCCACCAGGGTCGAACCGTCGGAGTCCAGGATTTTACCGGCCAAGCAGCCAGCGGCGTAGTGCTCCCTGGTTCGGTCGATCTTGCCGCGCATGTCGGTCAGCTCACGGTTGAGACGATCGGCCAGCAACTCGGTCGCAGCCTGCTGTCCGTGGGCTCGCATGGCGTTCAGATCAGCCGCCGAGATGAATCGTTTCTCAGCCAGCCGGGGAGCCTCGACGGTGATGGTCTTCCCTCCGGTCTTGGTCCCCACCACCGCGGGATCATGGATGCTCAGGTTGGGCAGCAGAGTCTCCGAGCCGGAGATGACGTCGATGGCGAAGCGGTCGGTGATCTCGCGCCGCTTGCGGGCAAAGACCCGGTCCAGGACCTTGCGCGGAGCCGCCTTGAGCTGGTTGATCGCCCTGGTCAGGGCGCGAACTTTCAGTAGATCGTCCATTCTCATACCTCCTTAAACGGCGTGAATACCCAGCTTGGCCAGCATGCGCTTGGCCCAGGATTTGTTGGCGTCAGTAATGCCGGCTGGCCAGATCAGGCCGCCGTCTCTGACCGCACCCAGCTTGAGTACCTGGGCCTGGACGGCGGCGCTGGTGGCGTCCACCGCCTCCAGCAGCACTCCGGCCGGGACGTGGCCCTGGTTGGTTGCGCCGTGCTCGTAACTGACGGTTGT